TACAGAATTTAGTTGGGATAGAGACAGCAATCCTGAACTAAAAATCTTATTTACTAATTTAACAAAGGAACAATTTGCCGATTATAAAGATTTTAAAAATGAGTTACAAGATGAACTTAAAGGTTCCGTTGATTTAGATGAGTATAATCTTTCATTTAGACAACCAAGATAATTTGATTATCTAAAAGTTTCATCTTATATTTGTTAATGAAATTGATTTTAGGAATGTTAGTAGGGTTACTCGCTCAAGTACTAACCTTCTTACAACTACAAGGAAGATGGAAGTTTGAGTGGATGAAAAACCATCAATGGTTGGTTGTATTGATGGGTATCCCAATATCAATTTTGTTTATGACATCAGTTAGTTTGTTGGTCCAACACTTCGACGGACAGTTGTGGCCATCAAGATTGATAGGATTTGTGTTGGGAACAATTATGTTTACAATCTTATCTATCACATTGTTTGGTGAACCTATAACGGTTAAAACGGGAGTCTGTTTAGGTTTGAGTTTTTTGATACTGATGGTTCAGTTGTTTTGGAAGTAAGTGCCCTTATCTCAGTTGGTTAGAGATTTTTACTCAATAAAATTAACTTTTCAGATATTTATATATAAATGAAATTATGAATTGTAGATTTTGTGAAAAAGTTTGTAAAAATGATAATAGTTTGAGAAATCACGAGCGATTATGTCATAAAAATCCTGATAAACAGATTATAGTCAGTAATTTTATTGAATTTAATAAAAAAAGAAAAGAACAGAATATTAAGGGAACTAATCATTTTGTTAAATCAAAACAATTAGGGTTACCAATACCATTGATGTCTGACGAAACTAAAAAAAAAATATCAGAGGCATTAAAAAACAGAGTTTGGACTGAAGAACAAAGAAAACAACATTCAGAAGCGATGAAAATTGCTGTTAAAACACACCCTGATAGTTATACAAAAAATAATGTTGTGGGTAGGGTAAAAAACATTGACTATAATGGTGTTAAACTAAAAGGTAAATGGGAATTAATTGTTGCGAAATGGTTAGATGAAAATCAAATTAAATGGGAACACGAAACTAAAAGTTTTGAATATGAATGGAATGGTAAAAGGAATTATTACCCGGATTTTTATTTACCTGACTTTGATTTTTTTATAGAAGTTAAAGGATATGTAACCGATAGGGACTTGTCCAAGTGGGAAAACATTACTAATCTAAAAGTATTTAAATTGAATGAAATAAAAAAAATTAAAAATAATACTTTAGATTTTTTATCTGTGTTATTGTAATTAGAAAATATTTCATTACATTTGTAAAAGATTTAAGCACCCTTAGCTCAGTTGGTAGCAGCGGTTCGCTCATAACGAAATGGTCACAGGTTCAAGTCCTGTAGGGTGCACAAATGGTCGGATGCTGAAATTTGGTATACAGTGCGGACTTAAAATCCGCTGGACATTGCGTCCGTGTGGGTTCGAGCCCCACTCCGACTACTAAAAAGACCCTCTAATTTATTTAGGGGGTTTTTTGGTTTTATTAATATTTATCATTATATTCGTATTATGAAAAATCCATTTGAAGGTTTTACAGAGGAACAGATTAAGAAACTGATGTTTTCTACTGATTTATCTTTATACGAAAGGAATAAAGAATTATTTGAGAAAAATGTCCGTATCAAACAAACTGAAAATAAGAAACCTACTTCGTGAGGCGGTAGGTGTTCCATCTGATATTGAAATGATGACTTCGGTATTTGCTGAGGTCGTTAAAAAACTGCTCTATTCTTTCAAGTCATCCAATGAACCATTAGAGGAGGTTGAGATTGATGTTAAAACCATTGGTGAAAGTGTTATGCGTAGGGGTGAGATTGAAATTGACGGTGATAAATCTTGGAACATGGTTAAGGAAACTCAAAGCTTTGATGAACAGGAGTGGGGTAAGTTTCCGATGTATAAAAACCCTATTGATATTAAGTTTGAAATCTTTGAAGAGGGTGTTTTACAGGCGGTTTATAAAAGTAATCTTAATGTTGATGCGTCACATAGTTTTGATGCTGCTGACTTCAAGAGTGGTGATGTGTTTGATATTAGTATGTTTGAATTCCATATTAGAATGGATGAGGAAACGTGGGATAATTTGGAATTGTTATCTCCAACGTTAGAGTCAGTTATTTCACATGAGTTATTACATGCTTATCAGTTGTATAAGAGATATACTAATAAGGGTCAGGTAGGATTTGGTAAGGGTCAGGCAACAAATGTATTGGTTAATGCTATTAAAAGTCAGTTCTTACCTGAATGGAATAATTTTTTACATTTGATTTATTTGACTTTGAACTTTGAGCAAGACGCTCGTATTCCACAGGTGTCACATATTTTAAGAAGGACTAAGATTGATAGTTATGAGGATTTCATTGAAGCTTTAAGGGGTACATCGGTTTTTAAAGAGATTAAAGAATTAAGAGATTTCTCAGCGGATGATTTATTTGAATCATTAAAAAAGATTAATAGTCTCCAAGATATGATATTTAAAGAGGTGGCGGTTGAGAAGGCTTATGAATGGATTTTTGAATGGAATGATATTTTGGAAAAGATTGTTGAACATACGGTTGCGAATGGTGTTAGTCCATCGAAGATTGACGCAATACCATTGGCCGTTAGAAAAGACCCAAAGAAGTTTTTTGAATACTTTGAAAGAAAGTTTAAATTCACGGCTAATAATATGTTAAAGAGAGTTTCAAAACTTTATTCTTTAAGATGAAATATAAATTAACACCACATCAATATCAGAAACTTCAGAACATGATTTATAATGTTATTGAGGATATTATGCCTGAGTATGTTAATGTTGGATTTATTGATGGTTTTGATGACTATAACGATTTGGCTGATGTTCCTGATGTAAATCAAATTGATTCGGTATCGTTTTATGATGCGGAAAGTTACGAAAATCTTTTTAAGATACGTATAAGAAATCCTTATAATGGTGGAGATGTTCCTATGATAGTTGTTGAGTACTTTATTCAAGAAAAACTTGATGGTTTATTTGGTGAGGGTAGATGGCATGAACAGTTAATCAAATGGATTGAACACAATCATCCTGAGGTTGCCACTTTATACGACAAAATTAAATCTGTTAATTAATTCAAACTGACATTCTGTCAGTTTTTTTATTTTGGCACATAGTTTAATAGATTACTTTTGGATAATATTTTATTGGTATTGTTTTAGGATTTTGATAAAATATTTGATTTTTATTGGTAAAGAACTATTATGAAAAATTGTTTAATCTGCAACGTTGAAATTCCTGAAAATAAAAAATATTGCTCAAGGGTATGTTATAACGTTGTTTTGAAAGAAAATTTAGAGTTCAGGAATAAATCAAATATTGGAAAACGTTGGGAAGAGATTATGGATGAGAGCACTGCGAATGCTAGAAGATTGAAGCAAAGTGAGAAATTCAAAAATAATAATCCGTCTTCTAACCCTAATGTTGCAAAGAAAATTTCAGAATCTTTAAAAGAACACCGAAAATTAAATCCATTAACAGGTGAAAAAAATCCTTTTTATGGTAAACAACATTCTGATGAATATAAAATTAATGCGTCAATTAGTAAGAAAGGTAAGAGGTCCTACAATGATGAACAATTAAAGAAACAAAACGAAAAAACCCCAAAGGGTAGTGAACATCCTAATTGGAATGGCGGTACATCTAATGAACCGTACCCATTTGAGTTTAATAAAATTCTTAAAGAAAATGTTAAAATAAGGGATGAATTTAAATGTGGAATTTGCGATAAAGAAACTCAAAAATTGGCAATACATCACATTGATTATAATAAAGATAATATTGGATTTGATAATTTAATTTCTTTATGTTATAGTTGTCACGGGAAGACAAATTATAACAGAGAATGTTGGATTGAATTCTTTAATAAAAAAATAAATAAATAAATTATATTAAATATGGGAAAAATAATAGGCGTGGATTTAGGGACTACAAATTCTTGCGTGGCCGTAATGGAAGGTAACGAACCAGTTGTGATTACAAACAGTGAAGGAAAAAGAACCACCCCTTCAATTGTGGGTTTCTTAAATGGTGGTGAAAGAAAGGTTGGTGACCCCGCTAAACGTCAGGCGGTTACTAATCCTGATAAGACAATCTCATCTATCAAACGTTTCATGGGAACTAGTTTTGATGAAAGTAAGGGTGAGGTTAAACGTGTACCTTATAAAGTGGTTAAGGGTGATGGTGGAACTCCTCGTGTTGAGATTGAGGATAGAAAGTATTCACCACAAGAAATTTCCGCAATG